TCCCACCCTGACTCATGTGAGTTACGTTGCCTCTTACATCGGCATACTTTCCGTAACCTACGTGAGTTAGTTGCAATTTTTCTGCTTGACTCGCAGCTTGAGATCTCTGTGCCTCAGCTAGGAATGAGCTAAACTTCTTCATATGACCAATTTCTATCTAAATTAAAGTTTGCTTTACTAAATTCCCAACGATCTACAATCTTATATGGATTGTCTGAACATATCACGAACCCTTCATGCTTGGAGGGATCTCCATTGATAAAACATTCAACATCTCCATCTACCTTGATGGCATCGAGTAGCCGTCGTTTCAAATCGAGGATCATAAACCATACCTTAAAGGTATATTCATTGACCTCACTCTTATATTTATCATCTAACTCACTGTACATTTGTTCAGCAGACATATCTTCCCACCAACCCACGGAAACATAACTGTTTATATGCTTAGAAATCTCCATCAAATAATAATTATATCCCCTCTTCTGAACAGGTGCTTTCATCTTCCAGACAGGAATAATGAATGGTATCAAGTGTCTCCATCCTAGTGGTGGCTTGATATGTGCATTGTTAGTATCAACAAAGAAACAATCCTCAGTTGATTCTAAGGTTAAACCAATCTTTCCCTCCGCTTCAGGACTGACCTCAGTATACTCTGTATGAGGTGCAACAACTATCTTCTGCGGAATCTCCTCTGGAAATAGATACTCAACAGTATTAGGTTGGTACAATCTACCTGTCATACCAACACCTATCCAGTCTCCCTGATAAATCTTATCAGTTCTAGGAAGATACTCCAAGCATAACTTAAGAATATCTGCCACTGGTCCTTTATGATTAGTTGTTATATCATCAACAGTATAGTTTATTAATACTCTTCTCTTATTAAAGACCGACTTAGTGCCAACAAAGAACTGCCCATTAGCAGGGTTAGTACCCCATACTATAGCAGGTGCTCCATCCCATTTAACTGACAACCTCGTTGCCTTAACCAATTCTCTAAGTGTCTCCCAAACTACCTTCCTTCCGTGCAAAACTGAATCTTCTGGATGACGAAGGTGCTTGTTTGGCATAGGTGTCTCTCGATTACCCCTGTATTATAATCCATTTCAGAGGGTCGTGGGACAGTAGTGTGCCAGTTTGTTATTTGACCACCACGTAGAAGCAAGATTCCCAGATCTTATTAGCTTCATCCATAGGAATAGCATTCAATTCTTTATCTTTAGCACTGCCAATCTTACCACCTAATTGTTTAGCAGCTCTCTTTCTTATTTCTATTTGTGATTTAGAAACACCAGCACCAAACCCCTGTGATGCTGCCAAATTAAATAGATTCTCAGTGGTTATATCTTTCATCATTTGTTTCGTTATCTTATCCATTGCTATTGCAACCTCACCAGCGTGAGTTTTATTCAACCACTTCTCTTCTTCACTCTTAGCACCCCTAACAGCAGCAGCATCCCACAGTTTATTATTAATCTTCTTATATAATTCCTGTGTGTATGGTGCTATCTCTTCAGCAAATGATTCTTTATCTTTATTAAAAGCTTTAACATACTTTCCTCTACCCAACCACTCTCTACCAGTTACAGCAGTCCAATACTTCTTCTTTAAATCAGAAAATTTAGCCTGGTTTCTGATAGCATTTAATTCCTTAATACCAGTCATATCAGTTTCCTTTATTAACCACTGATAGTTCTCTGTACCCATCGATCCATATCTTGCACCAGCACCAGACCCACCTTCAATCTCAAGTCTTGCACCACCAGATTTAACTGTCTTTGTTTTTATAGATCCATTAATATAATCCTTCTTTTCTACCTTACCTGTCTCTATATTAACCTTATCAACAGCAAATCTAATCTTAGCATCCTGATTACTATCAGTAAATTCTATCTTAGTATACCTAACAACCTTCTTAACAGCATCAAACTTATCATTCTCAAAAGTAATTACAACTCTACCACCACTAGGTGCTTTCAATGAGACAGGAAATATATTACCCCTTCTAAATTGATCACGGATAAAATTATTCAACTTATTCATATAGTCAACACAGTACTCTGGATTGTTCATAATCCTATTCTTATGTACATTAATGAATGTCTTTAATTGAGCATCACATTTTGTACTAATGATCCATACATCAGATGGATTCCATTTATCTTTATCAACTCTTCCTTTAAATCCTAACTTACCTTTTACCTTCTTAGATATTTCCTCGTATGCTTTATATGGATTTATTGCTGCTGGTAATTTATCAGCTCTCATAGCACGATACTTACCCTGCCCTACTTTAATCCTACTATTACTAAAAAACTTTTCCATCTGTTTTACCAGATTATTATGCCACCTTTGATCCTTCTGATTTAAAAACTCACCAATCTTACTGACTCTAGACATTAATGCTGGATCACTATTAACATGATCAACAACACCATTAAGCCCTAGATCTCTAGTCCACTTATTAAGATCAGTAGAATTTTTAAAATTATTAAAATCTTTTGGTTCTAATTTACTTTGCTTACCTTTATTCCATATGGCAAAGTAATAGCAAAACATAGCTTCACTAAGAACTTCAACATCTTTATTACTAACCGCCATTAGTCATACGCAGGTCTCCTCTATTATTTAGAAACCTCTATTATCTTATTAAGCCTTTCATACAATTCAGCACATCTTGGTTCTGACTTACGACATTTCCATAATGTTGTAACAATGTATTCAAAATCTTCATCAGTTAACCAAAGAGGCATAGGATACTTCTTAGGTTTATCAATCCTAGATTCTGACCAAGCATCTGAAATAGAATCTTCTCTCATTAGTTAAACCATTTGTTATTGTATGACGAATCTGCACCACCAATTAGTCCTATAGGAACTATATTAAATGCTAAAGAATGTCTCATCTTATCACCTCTATGTAGACCAACTCTATGCTCAAGATAACTAGGGAAAAATATCAATTGTTTATCTCTAGGAGGCAATGTCCATAAAGTAGAGCAAGCTAAAGAAGGTTCCTTTGGTTCAATCCAAAAAGATTGAACTTTAGTTAATGGATTTATAAACTCTATTGGGGCACTAAATTCATCATAAGTATCAAAATAATATACTCCACTAATCATACAATTAAAATGACTATGGAACTGTGATGATGAACCTGGTTCAACATCAGTAATCCAAGATGTTGTTATAGCAAAATCGTGTTTATATTTAAAAAATTCATCTGCAACTTGTCTCCACTTGTTTAATATAATATCTCTTACTCTAGGACATTTCTCTAAGATTCTAAAGTTTTCACTATCTTTAACATCACCATCAATGTTAGAACTCTTTACACCACCAATAGTTTTTAGCTCATCAGTATCTTCCTCAACGTTGAGGAAGATTATATTTGATGCAAATAATGGTAGGTATCCTTTAGTGGGTTCAGGCATGAGGATTATATTTCTGAAGAATAGAATAAACTATTGCAACAGCTATTAAACCTATGCAAATAAAAGTCAATAATAAATGCATTAACGATCACCAACTGCTCTGTTTTCAGAATGACCTATATTAAAACTACCACCAGGATATCTCTTCTCTAACTTCTTAATATTACCTTTAACTACATCATCAAAATCAATCTCTAATGCCATACAAGCCTGTGCTACGTACCACATAACGTCACCCAACTCAATAATAAGATGCTCTCTGTTATCGTTGTTCCAAGGTTTACCTTGAAAGACCATCTTCTTAACAATCTCAAGAAACTCACCAGACTCAGCAGCAAGCCCAACGCCAGCAGTGGTAAGACGTTCAATATTGGCACCCTCTCTGTCAAGTTCACCCATACGGTCAGCAAGACTGACAAAATCCTTAGAACAATCGCTTGTGACAGCATCCACGAAATGACTGTACTTATTAAAGTCAACATTCTTAGTCATAGTTTATACATTCCATTCTGCAAATTTAGATAATCTAGATTGTGTGTCAGCAAACTGCTGGAAGTCCTCACCAGGAGCTTCTTCGATGCCAATAGCTGAGGCATCATCAGCAACATCATACAGCCTCATCTTTGATCTGTCAATTCCCACCATGAATTTTCGTGAGGAAGTGGGGTCTGAGTATCTGTTTTTAAGTTGTTTGACCATGATGCGACCTTGTTGTTCCAACTCCTCAGTAGAGATAAGGGCAAACATAAAATCAGCAGTGGCAGGAAGACCAAAAGACTCAGAAGTATCGGTAAGATCTGGATCGCTATTGCCAAAACCACTACGAGTAGTCTGAGTGGCACTAATAATAGGGACGTTACATTCCACAGCAAGACCCCGAAGCTCCTCAGCAATCGCCTTAACATAGGTATACGAGTTAACAACTGCACCTTTGTACCTCACACTTGCACATATATTTAAGTAGTCTATGAATATTATAGCAGGTTTAAAATCTTTTTTCAACCTAAGATCAGATAAGAGTGCTTTAAAATGACCTGCATGTGCAGATGCTGTAGGGTATTCTTTAATGATAAGTTTACCCTGTGTTTTTCTAGCTATCTCATTAACCTTACTGGTAAAAAGAACCTCAGGTAGATCTACAATATCTTTAACAGCAACGTTTAAAAGATTTGCATCAATTCGTTCAGCAATCTTCTCCTCTGCCATCTCACATGTAATGTAGAGAACGTCATACCCCTGTGACAATGCGGCACTAGCCATGTGGCACATGAATAAACTTTTCCCGACACCTGTACCAGCAAGAGCGATGTTGAGAGTCTTATTAGAGAGACCACCTTTCGTAATATAGTTAAACTTCTCCAGATCAAAGGGGATCTTCTCCTCCTTTCTGTGGTAGAATTCATATCTATCTTTAGATTGTTCAATGTAATCGTGTCCGATGTGTTCATCAAAAGAAACCGCTAAGGCTTCTTGAAGGATGGAGGGTATAGCGTCTCTGGAAATCTTTTTATCTTCACCATCTGCAACCTTGATAGACTGCATAAGGGCAAGATATATAGCACGGTCTTTGCACCACTTTTCCGTGGCATCAAGTAGCCACTCGTAGTCAACCCACTCGTCTGATAATCCCCTTACTGCTGATACCGAATCTTGAAACGATTCATCAGTTAGATCTGTACGATTTTGTAAATTAATCGTGAGGACTTCTTTAGTAGGAACTTTGTCATACTTAGCAGCGAAGTCAGCAATCTCTTCATAGATGATCTTCTCATGGTAGCTCTCAAAGTATTCTGCTTTAAGAAATGGAACCACCTTGCGATAATACTCCTCGTTATGTAGGAGATTTCTCAAGATGGATTCTTCAATACGCTCAGTCATCCAGTTTTAACCTCGCAAAGGACTTTTCACTTAACCTCTTCTGTATCAGTTTACCATACTCTTCGTGTAATTCGCAACCAATATAGTGTCTCTGTAAGGATTTAGCTACTAAAGCAGTTGTACCAGATCCCATGAAAGGATCTAATACTATGTCACCCTCCTCACTACCTGCCTTTATACAGGGTTCAATAAGGTCTGGGGGATACACTGCAAAGTGTGCTCCCTTATATGGTTTGTTAGTTACCGACCAGACAGATCGTTTATTCTTTGTTGTATAACTTTTTGTAAGACCTGAATGCGGTTGGAGTCCTGTTCCTTCGTTGTGGTATTTTCCTTTGCTTCTGTCTCTTGTACCCCAGTCTTTTGCTGGTTCTTTAATTGCTTCATTGTCATAAAAATACTTTTTAATCTTACTCAACAGGAAGATATATTCATGTGACTTAGTACATCTATCTCGTACTGACTCAGGCATAGGATTAGGTTTGTGCCATATAATATCCTGCCTTAGATACCATCCATCTGCTCTCAATGCAAATGCTAACATCCAAGGTATACCTATTAAATCTTTTGATTTTAATCCTTCTAACTTATTACCCCTTACTGGTGTACTCTGTGGTAGATCCTGTCTAGTCTTAGATACTGACTGCTTAGGATAATTACCATCACTCCTGTAATTATAGTATGAGTCACCAATATTCAACCACAGTGTGCCATCATCTTTTAATACATCACGTACTAATCTAAATGTCTTAACTAATTCGTCAACATATTCTTCTGGACTCTGCTCCATACCTATTTGACTGTCCTCACCACCATAGTCTCTTAGACCGTAGTATGGTGGTGATGTGACGCACATTTGAGCACTGTTAGGAAGAAATGCTCCTAGTGTCTTCCTACAGTCTCCATATAATATG